CTATAGATTGTTTTAGAACATCCCTCTCAACCTTATCTACTTCGTTTTTAAACACATCTAATGTAGGTAGTTGTGAAAAGTTATCAAAGTGAGATAATGTTTTCGTTACTATCCATTCATTAGCATCTGAATCAAACATCTCAGGTTTAAGGATATCATACATTTGTTGTAAGAATATCCTATCTGATAATAGAGATGAAAGTATCTTTATCTGAAATGACGTACCAAATTTGTTTCCGAATTTATCCATATTGTACCAATATACGAATTATTATTGTAACTACCAAATTATTTTCTGGTTTGTTTGGAATATTTATCCAAATCACCCCAAGTATTTACCAACCACGTTTCTACATTTTTAAACGCTGTGTAAAGTTTATCAACCATAAACTCTTTTTTGAATCCAAAAGAATTTAATCCGTTGATTGGTGAATCAATGATATTTCGTACATTTGATGTAATCGCTGAACCCATTATTGGTTCTGATAACTGCATTAAATCGTAATTTAATTTCAAAGTATCGGTATGTTCCAATATTTTGTTTTTCAGTTTCTCATCATCCAATTGAGATACCCTTTCGAATAAGGTATCTAATGTTAATCCATCCGATTGAAGGAAATCTAATTTGTTTATTAGTGTTTTTGGTCCGATACCCCTTACGCCAGGAATATTATCGGATTTATCACCATCAAAAATTCTATAATATACTAAGTTTTTTGATGGAACTCCATATAACTCTTTTACATCCTCTTTGTGCATAAGTTTCTTTTTAGTTGGTAGATATACTGATATTCTATCATCTACCAATTGTAAGAAATCCTTATCAGAGGAAATTATCATAACTTCTTTTTTAAATATATGTCTGGCAGCGTATGCCATAATATCATCTGCTTCAATGTAATCAATGTAACACAAATCAACAGGTAAGAACTCTAAATATTTGATTAACGTATTAAAGTTACGTTTCATAGATTCTGCTTGGTCTTCTAAATCTTCGTACCCAACCAATCTATTAACTTTAGTTAATCCTGTTCTACCTTCTTTGTATCCCTTATACATTTTCTTTCTACGTGTCGAACCACCCTTACCATCAAAAACCACCAAAACTCTAGTTGGTTTGTTCTTACGGATAAGAGCGCCGAGGGATAACAGACAACCTGTTACCCCACCGACGTGTTCTCCATCATCATTCAGAGTTGGAACTGCCCCAAAGCATCTGATGAAAAGATTTAATCCATCTACAATCATAACTTTATCATTAACATTCCGTTTGGGTGTTTCTGATAATTTATTAAACATTTCTTTGTAATTAGATTTCGTGTCCTTCATCTAGCTTTGTTGTATCTGTGTTTGCAGCTTCAGATGCCTCTTTGTATCCTAAGATATATGCATCACAGATTTGTTTATACATTTGTTCCTTTACCTCTGGTCTTTCTTCTAAGATTTTAGTGAAGTTCTTAGCTTGGAATTTAATCTCTTCTCCAGTTGATTCATCAACCCAAGTATACCAAGCTCCACTTATCTGTATCAACTTATATGTTTTCATAGTGTTCAACCACGAACCATATCTATCAATACCTCTATCAAAGTAGATTTCAAAATCAACTGCTCTTAGTGGTGGTCCCATTCTGTTCTTAATGACTTGAACTCTAGTCTTAATACCAACAGTTTGTTCAACACCCCCAACTTTAGAATTGAGTTTACCCATTTGTTTCATTCTCAATCTACAAGATGCGTGAAAACCTAATGCTTTCCCACCTGATGTAGTATAAGGGTCACCAAAGGATACTCCCATTCTAACTCTAAGTTGATTTGTGAATACAACCAATATTCTCTCTCTACCAATAAGATTTGTAATCTTTCTCATTGCTTTTGAGATAATGATTGCTTTTTGAGTAGCATAACCAGCTTGGTCATAATCAGCTGCTAATTCTACTTTAGTTGTTGCTGCCGCTACAGAGTCAACTACTATTGTTACCAATCTATTATTATCGGATTTTCTAATTGATTCGATAATTGAATCCATAGCATCAAAGATATCTTCTACTGCTTCTAAAGGTACATAAAGTAACTTTTGAGTATCAACACCTAATGCTTCTAAGAATTCTTGATTGATTGCGTTCTCTGTATCAATATACACTGCCAAACCACCCTTCTTCTGAGTATTTGCTAATGTATGTGCTGATAACAGAGATTTACCACTCGCTTCTAGCCCCGTAACCTCAACAATTCTTCCAACAGGAAATCCACCATTTGGTCGATTCGATATAGCTAAATCTAACATATCATCTCCTGTAGACACCCACTCAGTTAAGTCGGTGGGTGTCTGTTCGGAGCCATCAAGGAAGTAAGCTACTTTCGATTGTCCTTTGAACTTTTTGTTCAGGTTATCTGCTAAAATCGATGATAATTCATCTCGATTTGTTTTAGCCATAGTAACTTAGTTTTTAATTATTGAATAAATCTTCAAATGCGTCTTTTACATCTGTATTAGTTGAATTACCTACAGCAGCCGGTGCTGGTGTTGGTTGAGTAGTGTTTTGAGTAGGTTGAGCTTCCTCTTCCTTATTATCTTCACCAACTGAACCAGTTTCCATCCAAGTTTCCAATAATCCCTTCATATCATCATATGTATATTTCTTAAACATATTAGGAAGTTCAATTTGGTCTTTTACCAATTCTAAAACACTTTTATCTTCAGTAATTGGAGTTTGGTTCGGTTTAACTCTGATATAAGTTTCAGGATAGTTTTTCCCTAACTCTTTAGCAGTTTTAAACTCAACAGTGATATCTCTACCATTTGTTGGGTCTGTTAAATCACCATAATCTGGGTCTGCAAAGAAAGCAAGTAGTTCTTGATACACAGTTTTACCAAATCCCCAAAATTTGATTCCTTCAGATTCCTCACCTCTTACTAATACAGGAACATAAGTTCTCATTTTAGGAGTAAGTTGTTTTGAAAGATTCCAATCGTTTCTATCACCAGTCGATTTCAATTGGTCAGCGAACTCCACTAATGGGTCTGCCTCACCATGTGTTTGAGGTGAAAGAATATTCTTACCACCAAAGTTGTAGTGGAAAAATAGTTCGATAAATGGATTTGATGGATTGTGAACGTAAGGAACGATTCTTACTTGTTGTTTACCAGGTTTTGGTTTCCACAAATTGTCAGTTTTTGTAGTTTTCGTCTGTAAACTGTCCAGACGGTTTCGGATTGCATTTAAGTCAATTGCCATAATTTACCTTTTTTTAGTTATTATTAATTATTATTTAAACAAATATACGAAAGTTTTTTCAAACTTCCAAATTATATTTCACTTTTTATTTCAACACCACTATTTAAGCCCATGTGTTGATATGGTACTAATATACAAAAAATATTTTAAACTACCAAATTTATTTACAACAATTACATTGGTTGTTCGAACCACAAGATGAGCTACACTCTTCTTTTGATTCACAAATACATTCTGTACAATTACATTCTTTCATTATATAACTGATGATTGTCCATCACCACTTTTAACAATAAGAGGATATAGAGTTCCTCTTGCACCAGCATCAATATTTACTTCTTGTCTCCAATGGTTCTCTACTCTTTTAAGAGATGCTTTAGATGGTCTCTTTATAGCTGCATCTATTAGAGTTAACCATTCTTTAAAAACCTTCTTTGTATTATCTAATGTTTTTTCCATTTCTTTCTTTGAAGAGTATCTCCAATAATGCCTATGGGTTTCTTTTGGTACATCACCAATATCTGAATGAAGTTTGTATTTGTGGTTTATAGCCATCTTAACTCCATTTTTAAGAACAGGTAATGCGTTTTGTGCATCCATACCATATCTACTAATATCTATTAAAGGTGCATTTTGTTGAATGGCTTGCATTATTTTCTTACCTTTTTTATCCTGTACTTTTAGATACTTCGTACCTTCATTGAGTTCAGCTTTAGCTCTAGCTATTTGCTCAACCATCAATTTTCTATTTTGTTCTATATTTCCCATAATAACCCTTTATTACTATAAATATTAAAATTTTTTAATTAACATCAACTATTCTGAATAATTTTGTGCCCATAATTTTGTATCCTTCACCATCGGTTAGGATTACTGAGTTACGATAATCATTCCAATTGACTTGATATGTTTTATCCTGAACACCACCATTTAAATCACTAATCAATCGGTTTAGAGCGTTGATTGTGTAGATAGTATTTGATTCTTTCTTTCTGTGTACCATAATGGTATTAGGTAAAAATTTATATTCTCTGTTTGGTACGATATTGTAACTAATCACCAATTCTTTAGATGGTTCTAATTTCAGTATGAATATCTTTCTACTGAATAGTTCATATCCATCAAAAATCTTAGTTAACAATTCTTCAAACGAAGATTCTGTTGTAAAAGTACATAATAGTTGCGTTCTCACTCATTCTCTCCGTATTTACTTAGCTGCCTTACCTTGTAGACAATTTCTCATACCTTTACCAAACCCAGATGCAACTTTTTGTGATGTACCTGCGGTTCTCCAAGTATCTTCAAATAACTCAACTTCTTTTCCGTTATCTGTAATTGTAATTCTATCCCCACCTGGTGTAACTCTACATCTTTTTCTTAGGTGTTCTTTTAATGCTTTTCTACCTTCTGATGTAGATGAATCTCCTTTAAATCCACTACGTTCTGCAACACAATTTCTAATCATAGATGGTTTTACACCATTGATACCCATCTGAAGTAACATACCATCATCAGAACCCATATCTATATATGTATCAATATGACAGGCATCTAATACACCACCAATATAACCTTGTTGGTGAGGTCCGTTATCAGCATCAGGTTTATCCTCTGAATAACCATCCGGTCTATCTGCTTCAACTAAATCATTTACTACTGATGTGTGAGATGCTTTCACAACATTCTTTTCAGTATCTTTTATATTTTTAGCTGATTTGATACTTTCATTATCAAAGTTTAAATTTGGATTTTCTCTTTTAAATTTACCATTACCAGCAAATTCACCTACTTTTATTGAAATTTTACCATATGGTTCATAAGATGGGCTTTTTCCAGCTGAAACTAATTCTTTGGAATGGCTATTCATTTCTTCTAAAAGTTCTTTTGTATTCATCTTATCAGGATTCATACCTTTAGCTTTTACATAATCTCTGAACTTACCATTATCTCTTAACTTTTGTAAATATGGTTTCATTTCCTTAGTATCACAAATAGCAACATAATCATCATTAATTTCAATATCACTTGCAGCTTTAACTGTATTTTCTTTTACCTCTGATACTGCTTGTACACTTTTCTCTAATGATTTTGTTACACCTTCTGCAACTTCTTTACCATATTGTTTTTCTAACTCTTTAAATCGTTTTTTTGGTGTAGTATTGTTTTGAGGGTCTCTAATCTGGTCATCCTTTTTGTTTGAGATACCCATATATGTAGTTCTACCATTTTCATCTTTACCAACTACATATGTATCGTGATACCCTTTAAACTTTTTAAAGTTCTTTAGTTGGGTTTCAGCATGTTTCTTATCTTCAGCAGATTTTGAATTTTTAACAGAATCTTCTAAGTGTGCTTCAACGGCCTGGTCTACTTCTGCAGTTGATTGTATAGTTCTATTTGGTTTTGAAGTATCTATAGGTGATTCTTTTATTGCTTGTTTTGTGGATTGTGCTCCATCGTAAGCAGCGTTCATCCATTCTTTATAAGGTTCATCTTTACCATTGAATCCTTTTTTACCTTTTTTATAGAATACTGAATTCTTATCAGATTTAACCTTTTCTAACTGTTGTTGACCCCAAACCTCACGTTTTGCAAGGTAATTATTAAACTCATCACTTTTTGGGTCTAATCCTAATGCCCTAGCGGTTCTAAACTCATCTGCGGTTTTCTTTCTATCAAACTCTTTTTGTTTTTCAGCTACCGCCTCTTTGTTGGTTTCATTCCATTTATCGAAGTCGGTGTTTGTAGCATCACAATATTTTGATTCACCTTCACTTGCTATAGCACCACCTGCTCCAGCTATACCCTTTTCCCTATTTGATTGAACACCCTTTTGATATTCATCTAAAACATCTAAATTACCATTGTTTAAATCATTAAGAATTTCTTTACGAGTAGGCCCATTTGGATTATCCAAATGTGTTTTATCTTTTTCATCAAATCCAGCTCTATCATTGGATGTATTAGGTTCATCATCTGATTTATCATCCGATTTATCTTTATCCTTTTCTTTGGCATCTTGAGCCTTTTGAGATTTAGGATGATCTTGGATATATTGTTGTTGTTGTGAAGCTGTCATATCACTCCACCAATTTTCTTCTAACTTTTCTTTTTCTTTAGCAGTGAGAGAGCCTTTTGAGATATCTTTGACACTTTTCTCTTTATCATCCCCACTATCAGGTCTTTTTTTATCTGTTGAAGTTTCTTCTTCATCTTTTTCTTCCTCTTCTTCTATTGGTTCATCGTATTCTATTGCACCATCCTCATCATCTTCACCATCGTGATGTAAGTGAGCAGATACAGCGGTATCATTTGAACCAACCTGCATACCTGATTCTCTATTTCCACCTAAATGAAAATTAGTAGGAGTTTTAACTGCTGATTCAATAATGTATTCGATTACTTCTGAATCGAAATCGTATTCTTCTTTTAATATTTTTCGTAAACCATTTAATGATTCTTCAGATAAAGGATTTTGTAGTTTTGTTCCTACCTCTACCCACCATAACCTAGCTACTTCGTTAAGAAATTCGTTCATATTTTATCCATTGTTTCTATATCGATAGGATTCATCTTAGAATAACTATCTCCGAGTTCTACTTTTGTAGGGAATCCATTCCCTTCTATAAGTATCTTTAAATTCTGTAAACTATCAAATTCATCTGAATGTATATCCAATAAATATGAATCATAAGTATATAAAACCATTTTTGAGCGTTTATCTTTCAAAAACCCCATAACCTTACTCAAAATCTTCATATTTAGTTCCGTTTCAGATGCCTGTAACATATAATTGAATAATTTGTTAGCATTCATATCTTTTAGGTTAGATTTTGATAGTTTTCTACCTAATGGAGTAGTTACATAACCCCTACGATTAAATTCCATCCACATTTTATCGATTTTGTGTGAAACTTTTGAGAATAAGGGAATATGTAGATATTCCTCTTGCACTCCACCATATAATTGCCTAAACGTTATTCCTTTTGAATCACCATAAGAAACCCCATACATATCTGCTAAGGTTTGGTGTCCACTCACATCCAATGGAATCGGTTCACCTACCATCTTACCAATAATACGTGGGTGATAAGCATCGTAATCGAATTGTACCAATTTACCCCCATCGAACCTACTAATAAATCTATCCCTACTACCATCATCTTTATTAAGTGCAGCATAATTTACCCCACCCCAATTGTTTGATGGACGGGATGTTGTTGTGAACGGATGATATTGAGTCCACTCTAACCCATTTGTAGTATGTATTCCATTTTGTTCTACTAAACTTAGCGGCTTAATATAGAAATTTTCAAATTTCTTCACACAATTCGAATCCCAACCCAAATCGTAATAAGATAGGAACTCATTTCTAACATCTCTTATCATTTCTATCTGTTTAGATATTGGAATGAGATTATTTACACCTTTTAGAGTACTGAACCTTCGATGATAAAATGTATGTGTTGGTGTTGGGATAGATTTGAGTTGGGAATTCGATTGTAAATACTTTATTAATCCTGCATCAACTGAGTTATCTAGCTGAAGAATGTTTAGAAGTGATTTGTTATCATAAACATAGGATTCGTTGAATTTAAAGGTGAATTTATCTAATGTGGTTGTATGGTTATCGATATTCTTTAAGTTGATTAGAACCTCTCTATCACCTTCTATATCGTATATATACAACAAAGATAACCCATCATTATGTGGGTGTACCGATATGCTCTCCCATATAGGGTGAACATATACCTTATCCATTGAGATATTTCCTTCTTTAAGAAATTCAATCATATATCAAATATACAAAACTTTTTTGTAATTACCAAATTAACTACAAAATAATTTAGTAGGAACTTCGATTCCTTTTTGTTTTTTGATTTGGTAGAAAACGTTGAAAAATGCTTTGTAAACTTTACCAGCATGCTCTAAATAATCTGAATGTGGAGATTTCCACATCATCTGACCACCACTCATATGGTGTTTGTTAACAACTTTGATTTCATATCCTTTAAGGATTAAATCAACAATCTTTTTTTGAGCCGGAGTAAACTTAACTCCTTTAATACTCTTTTCAAATTCTTTTATTTTATTCATTTTTTAATTATTAGTGGATTAAACTCTCAACCCTTATTACACTACTAATATACGACTTTTTATTGGATTTACCAAATTTTAATGTTAAGAAATTGTTAAGTTTTCAACAAAGTTATTAACAAATACCAATAATGAAGAATGTTACCATTAGTAGAATATATATGATTGTGCTAATATCTTTTTTTGGATTCATAGTGTTATAGGATGTGAAATTCTGTGTAATCTAATAGTTTGAGTTTTATTGATGGGTGTTTTTCCGAAATTAATGCTACATTTCTTTTGTTTGAATCAAAAACACCTGATTCTAATTTTTTACCATTTTCATCGAAAGTATCGTGAATTGGGCCTGTTATTTTCCATTTTATTTTTAACTTTTTATAAATTACACCTGATAACCCCTCATCCGAACCTATTTGGTTGAATTTTTCTTTATTTAGTTCTATGCAAGAATCATCA